ATTTCCTGCTGATCAAGTGCCCGGAGCACGGACCGGTGGCATCGCTGCGGACGAACCTCTACCCAGCGCTCGCGTCGAAGCTGCTGGGGCCCGCCTATAACCCTCATTCAAAGTCCCCACGCACCCAACCGGAACCAGACCCCGACGCCGAGCCTGGTAGTCGTCGATGACCCGGCCGCCCCACGTCTCGGGCGTGATGGGGCATGGCCGGCTGCGAACCCTGCCCTCCACCAGTCGGCGTGCGAGGTCGAGCGTGCGCTGCCAGACGCCACGCGGGCGGCCACCCCAAGGCAGGGCGCTCTCCCACCCGAGGGGCTCAGAGAGATCGGGCTGTAGGTTCCTGGTCCATCGGCACAGGCCCGGGCGCGTCGACGGGTCCACGTCTCCAGCCACGCACGGGGAGTGACGACGGAGCCACGCCAGCCTCCCCTCTGTGGTGCGTGCTCGGCCCTCGACCACCTGAAAGACAAGCGCGACGTCGGCGGGGCTCCCGAAGGCTTCGTTTGCGGCGACCCGGGCCACCTGCAGGGCGAGGGGCGATGGTGCCCCCTCGTCTGCAGAACTACGGCCCGCTAGGGAAATAGAGCTTGCGCACAGAACGAGGAGGCAGACGAAGAGTAGGCGTTTCATGCCGCGCAGCCTACCCCGGTCAGGGCAGCGACGCACGGGCCTGGAGCTCCGCCATGATGTGTGGGCTTGGGTCGATCTTCCGGCCGCTCACGTGAAGGTGACCCAGTAGGCCATGGTAGGTGCTGAGGATGTTGTCGGACACCACGTCCGTGCTCACCTCTTCGCCGACGGCGTCCACGGGGAATCGGTGCGGCAGCCCCAGGATCGCCGTGAGCTCGGTGGTCAGCTCGAAGGCCGCGGCCACTTGCTCTGGGTAGAAGCGGAGGAAGTCCGTACGGGTCCGGCCGTGAACCATGCACGTGTACTCTTGGCGAGGCCACCGGCGGGCGTCGTCGCCCGCGCCTATGTTGCTGATCTCAACACCCACGGTCCAGTCGTTCACCCTGCCCGCGTGGTAGGCGACGGTCGCAAGGTCTGCCATTTGGGTAATGGTCCCCGTCTGGTCGATGACGAAGTGAACGCTGAGATAGATCGGCTTGCCCGATCGGCGATTCGTCCGCCCCCCGTTCAGGACCCGATAGACCCTCGCCGCGTCGCCCTCGCCGCCGGTGTGGTGCAGGAGCACGGCCCGCACGGGGAGGTATCGGGTGCGACAGCCGCGGCTCGGAGGCTCCCACCACATACCAAGGTCGCGGCCGTCGGCGACCTCGACCTTGGCGGGGATCTCCATCCCCCGGTAGACGATCGCCTGCATCTATCGCTGGCTGCGGAACTTCCGCGCAGCCCGGAGCTCGGCGCGCTTGACCGAGAGGCTCGTGCGGAACTCGGTCGGCAGGATGTCCTGAACCCGCTGGGGATCGTCGTCCTCCCCAGCGCTGACGATCTCGTAGATGAGACCGGACAGCGTGGCCACCAGCTTGAGCAGGTCCTTACCCATCGCACGACCCTCCCCCGAGCGCGCCGATCAGACCCAGCGCCCCGGTGATCTCTTCGGGGATCTCCACCCCCAGCCCCTCGAGCCCCTCGGCCAGCTCCTCGAGCGCAACTAACAGGCACGGCACCGCAGCAAAGAAACTGCCGGAGTCCGACCCCTGCTCCCACCCATCACGGGCGAGCTGAGCGAGGCGCAGCGCACGGCCAGCGTTGGTCAGCGCAGCGTCGGCCGTCTTCCAGCCCCGGAAGCAGCCCCGCCACTCGGCCAGGGTTTCCGAGGAGTCCTCGCACTCGAGGCCCGCCGCGTCAGCCCGAGGGCTCAACTCCTCGTCTACAACAACCAGAGCGCGAGACGTGATGGATAGCGCAGACTGGATCTCCGACGGCGGGCCGCCGCAGCCAACGAGGGCCAGCATCGCCCCGCCCAGCGCAGACACCCACGCCAGGCGTTGCGCCCAGGCGAGAAATGCCAGGTCACTCGTCCGCGCCACGACCCAACGCCCCGAACTTGGGCACGAGCCCAGCGGCGAGACCGAGGAGCCCGGTCGCGAGCTCAAGCGGTCCCCACATGCCGGCGACCACAGCGCCAGCGACCAGCAGCGCCACGAGCGCCACGCCTTGCCACGAGATTTTCATTGCGGGAATCCTCTCCTGTCCAGTCGCCGCTCGATGTTCTCGAGGCGGTCTTTTAGGTCCTCGTCGCCGGTGCGCTGCGACTCCCGGAGGTTCTGTACGTGCGCGGAGATCTCCCCGAGCTTGACCTGGATCGTCCGGGCGTCCCGAGTCTGCGCCGTCGAAGCCTCGCGCGCCACCAGCTGGGAGTCCTCCATGTCCTCGATAGCCGCGGCCGTCTGGATCGTGGTCTTCACCACGTAGCCCCCGAGGGTCAGGACCGAGGCCATCATCAGGCCCACGATCCACTTGCCGATGGCGAACCCGGAGCGGATGGACTTCAGATCTCCATCGACCTCGCCCAGGCATTTCTCCAGCTTGCGCACACGCGCCTCGCGATCTGAAACCACAGGGGTATCGCTCGGGGCCGTGGACCTCACAGGTTCTCCCTGACGATGAACTCCCCGACCTCGGTTCGGACGTCGAGCGTGCCCACTACCACGTGGCCCTGAATCTTCCAGGTCCCCGTCTGGTCGAGGTCGGGAGCCAGCGTGGTGTAGCCGATGACCCCGTTGGTGGGAGCTCCAACGATCACGGCGACCTTGGTGGTGCTCGAGTCGTCGGGTTTCTTCAGGGTGATCTCGGTCGTGGTCGCACCCGTCAGGTCGAGGCGATCGCTCGCCGCCGCCCCGTCGCTGCAGTCCGGGATCTCGACCGTCAGATCAACCCCGGTATCCCCGAGGTGGAAATCGCAATCTCCAGACCCGCTCACAGCACAAACCTCCTGACCACAGCCACGGCTAGGATAAAGCGCATGGCCCTACCGGTGCCAGCGACCCTGGTATCAAACAGTACGCACAGGCTCATGTCAGCACCCGCCTCCCACCAGATAGACCCGATAATCTAGGATATCGATGGCCAGCGGGCCCGTGTTGGCCGAGAGAATGGAGATTCCGAACCGATCGCACTCGATCGCGTTCCACGAGGCGTTGAAGGTGGTGTTGTTCCCCATGTCCGTTACGGCTCCGCGAATGGCCGAGCTGCTCCCGGTGCGATAGCTGTGCCCGTTGAGGTTCGTTTCGTCGCTGTTCTGTGTGTAGACCGAGGAGCGGGGCGGACCACCCGCTGGCTTGTCGCCGCGCATGGTGTAGACGCTGCGTCCGCCGTCGTTGAACTGGTTCGCGTTGAACGAGACGAACTCTTGCACCCCGTTGTTGCGGAGGATGGTGCCCTCGCCGGTGGTCGCCCAGTAGTGCTGGAAGTAGTTGGATGCTGACCCGTCGGCCATGAAGACGACGCCCGCGAGGCGGGAGGCCGTCACATCCTGGGCCGCAAACTCAACCTCGATTGAGAAATCGCGGCGCGTGGTCGGGAACGGGATGGGCGTGTTGCAAATCCACACCGCCCGCATGTTCGGCGTGGCCACGCCATCGGCCGTCATGCGTAGGACGTTGCCGCGCTCGCTCGAGGCGACCACCGACAGCGTGGAGTTTTCGGCTCCGGCGGGCGTCGAAAAGACTGGGTTGATCCCATTCCACTGGGAGATGTCGACCTTGTTCCACTCGAAGACGAGCTCGCCCTGCGGGATTCCTGCGGAGATCGCCACAGCTCACCCCACCACGTAGACCTTGAAGTCGAGGATGCGGATCGAGGGGGGCGGGGCAGCGCCAGCGTTAGAGCCGACCACGAGGCCAAAGCGGTTGCAGTCCAGCGCGTTCCAGGTGGCTCCCAGGGTGCTGTTGTTCCCGAAGTTGTTGAGCGACCCGCGGATGGGAACGCTGCTGCCGCTGCGGCGGGGCCGGGGCGCTGCCGTCGCAACCGTCGTCCACGCCTCGAAGAAGGACGACACCTCTGGCGCCGCCCCCGCTGGCTTGCGGCCGCGGATGAAGTAGCGCGCGAACCGATCGCCCTGGATCCCTGTGCTGGCGTCATGCTCCACGACGCTATTGTTCAGGAGCAGCTGCCACTCGAGGACGCCCGAGCCGAAGTGACCGAACCCGTGAGCTGGCGTGTCCGCGTCGGCCAACACGAACGGGCCGACGTACCCGCTGCCAAACGTGGCATCGTAGAGCTCCATCTCCACGACGAGATCCCTGCGCTCGGTGGGGTGGATGAGAGACGGGGAGAACATCGCGATCTCGGTGACGCCGGTCCCACCGGCTGGGGTGTAGAGCAGGCAGTTGCCGCGCTCGGCCACGTTCGATACCGACCACGCTCCGCCGCCGCCTCCCTGCGCAAGGTCCATCGCCCCGGCGCTCACGAACTGCGAGAGATCGGTGTGATTCCACTCGAAGGCGAGCTCCCCGCCCGCGCCGGGCCTCACGCCGCTACCTGTTGCGAGTGCCATGCTTCACCTCACGTGGACGGCAGCGAATAGGCGTACTGAAAGAACCCGTCGCCAACGGTGCTCAGGGTGAGGGCATCGGGTGTGGTGGACAGCGCCACGACCAAGCCAAGGGTGGCCTGGATCCCGTAGACCCCGAGGTCGATGCTGGCGAACCCACCCACCAGCTTGGGCGAGCGGAGGATCGGCAGGTCGGTGTTGATCGCGGCGCCCGCTTTGTCGAACACCATCAGCCACCGGTCCCCTGACGGAGCCGGGTCGGTGAGGATTGCGTCGGCTCGGAACAGCAGGGCCCCGGCGGTCGCGGTGACCGTTTCCTGATCGACGGCCGTGCCGTTGGTCACCCCGTTGGTGAGCAGACAGCCCTGTATCTCAGGGTCGAGGGCCATACCCTGAACCTCGCGAGCGCCCGGGACGGTCAAGCCATCTTGGAAACTCTTGATCTCGTCGCCGGTGGTATCGACCGTGCGCGTTACGCTGGACTTGGGTGCACTCATTCGATCCTCTTGACGGGTAGCAGGAACCGGCGGGACGTGGCCGCCTTCAGATTATGGCGCTGGGTCCCGCGGGACGATAGCAGAAATAGCCTGTCAGGCAGGATCGTCCACTCCACGATCAGCTGCACAGACGGGGAGGCGTGGGCGAAGTTGGCCCAGCGGCGGTCAGCGGTGCCGGCGGGGAAAAACAGCAGGTTGCGCGCCACGCTCACTGCAAACGGATCGCCCTCGGTATAGCTGCCGGAGTGAAGGAACGCCTGGAGCAGCGCGGCAAACGAAGGGGTGTCATAGTCGACGCCAACGAAGAACCGTGGGGCGACCCACACCACGAACCCGGCGGTTGTCGGGATCGTCCTAAAGCTGTCCTGCATCGGGTAGTTCTGGTCGTCGAGCCCGATCCCCGTGCCGTCGAGCTGGAAGGCTCCGTGAGCTCCGCCGGTGGGCGTCCACCACATGGCGATGTTCTGCGTTGCAGAGACCGGGTAGTCGCCATTGAGGACCACCACGATGTCCTGCCCCAGCGTCAGGGCGATCTGCTCCGGCGCAGGGAATGTGAACCGGAACGGCGCCGCGGCCGCGGGGACCGCTGAGGCCAGGCGCGTCGTGCTCGTCGCGAGGAGCGTGTCGGCCAGCCCATCGGCGTCCTGCGAATAGACCTCGCACCAGACGTTGCCGACACCCACCGCACCCAGCCGGTTCAGTGTGATGTCCACGAACCCGAGCGTACCGGCCACCGCAACCTCGACACCCTGTCCAGCTCGTAGGTAGCGGCTCGCCGTGTTGTCGCGGATCGCCCACGGGTGCGTGGGTGCTACCGCCGTGTCCACGATCGTGCCGAGCCCGAGGTTCCGCACGTGCACATCCGCCTCGGACGGCGTTCCCACCGGGCTCGCGGTGCGCCACCCCGATGCGCTCGGCAGGTTCCAGTGCCCGTCGTTCACGTTCACCTGGATCACGGTAAAGAACGTAGCTGGCGTCGAGGTCTGGGTTGCACGCCCGCGAAGGATGGCGCTCACGATCTTGGCGTCCGCCGGGATGGCGGGGGTCATGTTCGAGAACTTGAACACCACCTCTTCGAAGTCGAAGGTGAACTTTCCGGCCTGCCTCCCCCACACGAGCGGCGTGTTGGATGGCCAAGAAATGTTCCGCCACGTGCCAGCGAGCGGGGCTAGGTTGTCGAACCCGTACGTTTCATCGATCGCCTGCGCAACGCTCGCGGTCGAGATCACGGTCGGCATCAGGCCAGCTCGATGTCCACCCGGGTCAGCGTCGCATCATTGCCGTCGGGCGCCTCCGTCATGCGAAACCGCCCGTCCGCCGCGGCCTTGTCGTGCACGCGGTTGGCTGCACGGGACCGCGGGTCGGCCCTGCCCTTGAACACAGCCCAGCTCAGGCGCTGGAACTTCACGTCATGGCCACCCACGGACTGTATCCGGCGGGCAAGCATGTGGTGTGCAGCGTCGACAGACAGATCCAGCGAATCGGCTAGCGACAGGGCGGGAAAGCCTGGCATCGGGCGGCCGTGGAACACCGCGGGATCGGAGCTCGTGACCTGCCAGTCTACGAGGTCGGCCCATGGACCGGACTGGTAGTCGAGCGACGTCAGAAGGAACGCACCCGTGAGGGTCGAGCCGTCGTACACCCCGAGTTGGATGTTGCCGAAGGTGCCCGTCTCCGCGATCCCCAGCGCCGCACACTTGGCGTCCTCGGGCATCAGGGCGAGCTGCAGCTGCACGGCCTGTTGGATCGCGGCGCGCTCCGCGTCGGAGTCGACGGCCAGCTGGTCGATGAACGAGTATCGGGTGCCCCGAGAGTTGACGTTGAACGGGCGCAGAATCATCTGCCCTCGCTCAGGTCGGGACTACGCGCCCGCTCGAGCGCCAGAAGCGCATGAACTGTCCGCCCACCGGCGAGATGTGGGCCATGAAGATATCCCCGCCATCGGCATGCTCGCTCCCGAACATCTTTTCGAGATCGAACCGCTCGGTGGTTCCGTTGGCGACCTTCGCGGTGCCGTTGACGGCAGCCACAATCGGGGGCCCAAGGGCGCTCACGGCCGTGTCGTCCGCGGTCTGGGCCGTGATGCCGAACCGCACATACACGTCCTCTCCATCCGCCTGGACCGAGACGTGGTTTCTCTTGAACTCGTCGGGCAACCGGATCGACTCCGACGCGGCAACGGTCGCCCGCACGTAGACCTCGATCGGCGCCTGAATGGGAATGGCCTTCACTACGATGGGGGAATCTCCCATATCCTCGTCTCCTTACCGGGGCTCGGTGCGTCTCTGCTCGAGGCCCTGTGCGTCGCTCAACACGTTGCCCGCCAGGTCTGTCCGCGCCGACGGGGCCGGCGGTGTGCCCCCCGCGGCCTGCTCCTCGGGGATGCCCGTCGGGACGTTAGCACCCGAGACGCTGATTTGCAGTCGCTGGATGCTCTGCGGCTCGAGGCTCGGATCAAACGGCACTCCGAGCAGCGTGGAGAGTTGCAACCTCGCCTCGTAGGGCACCGGCTCCCGCTCCTCCGCCATGGCTTCGACCACGTTGGACACCACCTGCTCGTACATTGCGGGGTACACGGCCCGCATTGCCTCAACCGCCGCGGCACTCAAACGCCCATCCTCGAGGTCGTCAATGATGGAAGTGGGGGAGTCTACGGCCCGCACATACCTCATAAACGTGTCGATCTCTACGTCGGATGGCGGGCGGCGGGGGAGCATGGACTGGGGCCCGATGCGCGGCAGAGAGGCCGGGGGGATGTGGCGCCGCAGAAACGCTGCACCCCGCTGGGTCGCGAGCATGGTCTGTGTGTGTACGTTGGGGGCCGCCTCGGCCAACCCCTCGGTTTGCTGGGCGATTCTCTCGCTGGCCTCCTGTGGACGGCCGGTGAACTCGAGGATTGAGTTTACGCGGTCTTCGTAATCGGCCACCGCGAACTGAGCCGGGGCCCGGCGCGCGAGGGCGTCTGCGTTGGCCCCCCTGCCCACAGCCGCCCGGCCCTGCTGGATGCTCCTGCGGATGTAGCCGGCCACCCCGCCCTCGACCCGTCGATTGACCGTGTTGGCGATCTGTTCGATGGTCGCGATCGCTCGAATCACCGAGTCGGGGCGGGCCAGCGCGGCCAGCCCGGCGCCTGCCAGGGCTCCGCCGGGGCCGCCAATCGCGAGGCCCACGCCAGCGGGGAGCAGGGTGGAAAGCTGGCTGTTGGTCTGCGCGGTCTGCTGAAGCTCGCGGAACTGGTTCCGGGCCTCCACCGTTGCGGTGAGGTCGTCGAGCTGCGTCGCGAACTTGTCCATGCTCGCGCGGCGGGCGCGTACCTGTGCCGCGAGCTCTGGCGGCAGGTCCATGTTTTTGACGATGGCCTCGTTCAGAGCCTGCTGGGTGCGCACGTGCCGGCGGAAAATCTCATCGTCGAGCGCGCCCGCGCCTGTGCCGAGGCTGTTGAGGTGGCGCGCGATCTTGCGGGGGTCTCCAGTGAACTGGTCGCGCACGTCTCCGGCCAGCTTCTCGCCGGAGCGGGACATGAATTTGGGGCTGAACTGGCGGGCGTTGGCGATAAACGGCGTCCACGTGGCGTTGACCTCCCGCTGGATGTTCGCCGCCTCCCCATAAAACGCGGTGTCTTCGAGGTGGTTGCGGAAGCGGTGGTAGAGGGTCTGGAACTCGTCCGCCCCCGCCACCTCTGCCGCGTTGCGGGAGTTGTCGGCGCGGCGCCACTCCGCGCCGAGACGGCGCTTCATTTTGTCGAGCGCGATGAACAGGTCGGCTGCGCCCTCACGCCCGCCACGGGTGACCGCCGCGTTGATCTGCTCCCCGAAGCCATCGGCGAAGTCGATCAGTCGACGGCCGGGGGCGTTGGAGAACGGGAACTGTGCGCGGGGCCGGGCCACCATCTCCTCGCCCAAGGCTCGGGTGCGCTGCAGGAGCTCCATCTGCGCCGACCCCGACAGCCGTGGTTCGACCGGGCCCAGGCGGGCCAGCGTCTCCGGGCTCATCCGGGACCGCTGCGCTGCGGTGCGCCACTGCGCCGCATCCGGCAGAACCGAGCGACGGACGACGCTGCGCTTGAAATTCCCGACGCTGCCATCCTGAATCAGGCGCGCGAGGTCTTCTCCGTCGTCGAGGAACTGGCGGAACGTTCCGATCCCGCGCTCGATCTCCTGCTCCCCACGGAGGATGCGCTGGCCGCCCCGGGTAGTCGCGAGCGACTCCCGAATGATCTGCCGGCTCCCGCCGAACCCCATCAGGGACGATGCGTTGGTGAAGGCTTCCGCCACGCCCTCGCGCAGACGGGTTCCCTGCGAGCGCTGCCAGAGCCGTTGAATGCCCGGGGCCGCGGCACGGCCTGAGCCGGCTGCGGCTCGGAGGGCGTCCCCGCCGGCGGCCGCGCCAGCTCCGAGCGCGGCGCCGCCGCCGAAGCCCAGGAGCGCACCCATCCCCATGCCGGCCGCAAGGCGGTCTGCTGTCAGATCCGCGCGTCCGAGCGCGTCCTCGGAGAGAGCGTGGCCCGCGCCGAAGATCGCTCCCTCGGTCAGCCCAGCGGCGCCGGTGCCCAGCGCCCGAGCGGCCAGGCTCCCGGCTGCCCCCCGCTCCGCCAGCCGAGATGTGCCAGCGAGCACGGCACGCTCCGCCAGGCCCCCGAGGGCCGCGGCCCCACCCACCGGTGTCGGGCCTCGAGCTCCGGCCACGGCCCCGGCGATCTCCGCCCCGGTGAAAAGCGCCGCGTTGTCCTCGCGACGCTCGCGCATGCGCTCGGCGATCTCCTCGGGGGTGAGCTGCTCCCCGCGAGCGAGGCCCTCAAGCTGGGCTCCAAAAGACGAGACACCGCCCAGCGCGAGGTTGGCCGCTTCCCCGACGAGCCCTTCCTGTACACGCGCCTGGGTTGCGAGGCCCGGGGCCACGCCCTCCTCGAGCCCCTCTTGGACGGTCTGCGCGAGGCCGATGAGTGAGCCCGTGCGCTGCTCGCGCTGCGCCCCCTCTACGTGGGCCTGGATCGCCCCCTCGGTCGCGGGCTGGATCCCGGCGCCGAATGCCTGCCTGATGGCCTCCGGGTCGTTCCGCAGAGACTGGACGCTCCCGGATGCGTCGATGATGGGGATCGTGTCGCCGACGAACCCCAGGGTGCCCGCGCGCCAGAGGCGCATCGCCTCGCCAGGAGAGTCGACAACGACCGCGTTCCCCTGCTGGTCGACCATGCGGATCGTCATGGTCTACTGCTCCGGGATCAAAAACTCGCTGATGTCTGTGCGGGGCGTCGCAAGCCCGCCGACGTCCTCGATGCCCTGCTGCAAGGCGGCGCGGGTCGGCGCCGTCGCGCCGGCAAGCGTGGTTGCCCTGATGCGGCGGCTGACCTCTGCGGCGACCTGCAGGGCGCGGCGGAAGTCGCGCTCGTTGCCCGTCTCGAGCAGGCCGAGAGCCTGCCGGATACGCACCGCCTCCTGCTCCGTCATCTGTGCGCCAGAAATCGCGCGCTGGAAGAACAGGCGCAGTTGCTGGACATGGCGGCGAATCTCGAACCCTTCCTCGCTCAGGACCGGCTGGCCCGCGGCGAGAATGCCCGGGCCCCCGAGGAGTGCCGAAAGGATGGGGACCTGCTCGGGAAGCTCGCCCTCGATGGGTCCGATGCCTTCGATGTCTCCGGTGCTCGGGATGAGCGCCCGGAGATTATCCAAGGCGTTTTCGGTGCCCGCGTGGATCGCCATGCGCTCGGAGAGTTGGGCCAAGCGGGCCGGGTCCACCTCGCGCGTCTCGCGGACGGCATCGACGGAGCGTCGCACGGACTGCAGCGCCTGCTCGAACGTCACGCGCGGACCGCCGCCGCCCCCGCCGCCGGAACGCTGGCGCTGCTCGCGCTCGATGGTGAGACGACCCACCGCGGCCTGCTGTCCCGCGAGCGATGCCTGCTGCTGAGCCACGCCCAGCTGCTGAAACAACTGGCCCGCCTCATTGCGCACGCCCTCAGCCTCGGCCTGGGTGGCGATCGCCTGCACCTGATTCTGCACGTCGGTGAGCATGGCAGCGCGGGTGGCGGCCACGGCCTGATCCTCGGCGCCGAGGGAGGCCAGCATCTCCTGATAGATCCCCTCGCGCTGGCGGACGCCCCGCTGCGCGTTCTCGATGTTTGCCTGCTGCACCGCGATGTCCCGGTCGATCGCGTCGTTGATGATCCCAAGGGCCGTGTTCTGCGCCTCCCGGTTGCCGCCGGCCTGCTGGAGCCCCTGCCCGATGGCGCCGAGGCCGATGGAGATCGCTCCTCCGATGCGGGCGCCGGTGCTGCGGGAAAGGAACGGCTCGACCCGACGCGAGGCCACCTCCTGGTTGATCCGGTTGGTCTCGTCGGTGAAGCGCCGAAGGCCCGCCAGCGCAGCCTCCCGTCGAGTTGCCTGCTGCACCTCGAAGTTGCGCATCTGCTCCTGGCCTGCAGCGCGAGCCCGGGCGGCCTGCTCGAGGCGCTCGGCCTTTCCCTCGGCCGCGATGACCGCGTCGATCTGCTGGTTGGTGCGCTGCTCCTCGAGCGACTGGCCCGCCGCCTCGATCCCCGCCGCCTGGGATGCGGTGGGTTGGGGGATCTCCTGCCGGAACGTCTCGGTAGCAGTCACGCGAGGGCCACCGGCGCCACGCTGGCGCTGGGCGTTTGCCGCGTCGAAGACCGCCATGGCCGCCGCGATCTCGCCAGCGCCACCCGGGAGCGCTTCCTGTTCTGGGGATAGCGCCTGTCCTGGGGTCCCGGACGACTGCGCGAACACCCCTTGCTGCGGCGGGCCACCACCGCTGTCACCCAGCCGCTGGCCCTCCTGCAAGGACTGCCCCCGGCCCGTCAGGAGCGGACCGATCTGTGATGTGACGGTGGGCCCGCCCATCGGCGGGATCGACAGGTCGGAAGCCTGGGCACCGGGCACAGGGCGCTGGCCGAAGCGCGCTGCCTGGTCGGGGGTGACACCCGGAAGCGGCCGGAACGGGGCCTGGGCTGCAGCGTCTGCGGCAGACGGGCGGCTCTGCGCGAACTGGGCCGACGCGCCAGCGCCGCCTGCCTGGGCGGGCTCGAGCTCCAGGCTTGAGAGCGGAGGGAGATCGCTGCCCGTCAGGATGGGGGGCAGCGGGGCGAGCGGGTTTCCTCCCTGGCCAGGCGAACGCGACTCCCCCTCCCGGCGAGACTGGTCGGCGTCCTGCTGCCGGCGCTGCTCTCCGCTCTGTCGCGCATCCCGAAGCTCGGACTCGAGCAGGGCGTTGCGTCGCTCGATCTCGCGCAACCGCTCCTGCAGACCGCCGGCGACGCCGCCCGGGTCGATCATCCGCGCCTGATCCTCGGTCACGGCGAACGTCTCCCCGTCCGGGGTCTGAACGTCGAAAGCGCCGGGGATACTGGCGCTGGGTCCGAGTACCTTGGCCATGGGTTACAGCCCGCCGATGCCAGACCGGCCTCGGTCGATCGTTCCGGGGTGTAGGGGCTTGTCCGCCCCGCCCCCGCCGCCCTTGCCGGAGATAGCGTTTCCAAGAGCCCCGCCGGCAGCGCCTCCAGCTGCTGCGCCGACGGGGCCACCGAGGAGAGCCCCGCCGATAGAGCCCGCAGCACCGATGCCCGCTCCGAGAAGCTGTAGCAGTTGATCCTGCTGGCCCTGCTCGGCCTGCTGCTGCGCGAGCTGCTGCTGCAAGAGCAACTGCGACTGCGCGGTGTCTGCTCCGAGCTGTCCCTGGGACTGCTGCAGGAGGGCCTGCAGAAACGCCTGCTGCTGCTGCTGGTTCAGGGCCTGCTGGTTCTGGGCTGCCCCAAGCTGGCTGATGTCCTGGCCCCGGGTCTGCCCGAGAAGCTGCCCGAGTTGGGCGCGCGCCTGCGCCTCCTCGGCCGCCCGAAGCTGAGCCGCCTGCTGGGCTGCGGTGAGACTGAGCTCACCGGCTCCGCGCTGCGCCTGCCGGAGTGCCAGCGCAGGGTTACCCCTGCCCGATGCCCCGATGGCGAACTGGCCGCCGATGGCGCTTGCGAGGTTCTCCCGGAACTGGGCCTCAGCCTGGCTCGGGGACTCCCCTCTGAGAAAGCCCTGGATGTTGCCCGCCAGATCCTGCTGCTGGCCACGAGCTCCGAGGGCTCGAGCGATGTCCGCCTGCCCAGACTGCTGGTTGGGCGCGTTGGCGAAGCCACGCTCGGAGCGCGTCCGCATGCGCTCGGCCTCTTCCGCCGAGCCGCCGAAATGCTGGCGCTGGGGTGGCGTCGTGGGGGTGATCCCTGCCGCGCCGGGGGGCGTGATGCCGAAGATGTCGCCGCCGCCTGCCATGTTCTACTCCGATCGCCCCGCCGCGAGCTTGGCCAGGCCCTTTTTCAGGCCCACCCTGAACTGTAGCCCCTGGATGCTGAACGTGTCCACGTACTGGGGTAGCACAGGACCCTGCCGCGCCGGGGCCTGATCCGAGATCGTCAGGGCCACCGAGGTCAGCTTCTGCCGGGGCATGTGGATACGGTAGCGCCCGTCCCCCACCGGCAGGGTGCCGCCGAGGCTGATCGCCTTGGCCTCGAAGTCGATGGTGTCGAAATCCGCCAGGTCCCAGTCGTAGTGCAGGATCACCCGCAGCGGGTACTCGCTGAGCTTGTCGGTCAGGAGCGCGAGCCGCTGGATCCGCTTGAACCCAGACAGCCCAGCGAACTTCATCCACGCCGTCTGCAGGAGCAGGGAGTACCAGTTGCCCGCGTCCTCGAACTTGTCCGCCTCTTGGACGTGTGCGACGCCCGCGCCGGACACGCCTCCCGCCATCACATGCTGATCTTCCCAGAGCGTGGCGCTCGAGTTGATGGTGGGGTTGCCGCTGATCGCGTACGTCCCCCACTGCTGGAAGAAGTAGTTGTAGACGAGGACGTTGCGCGTGGCGTTCGCCAGCGTGAACCTCACTTCAGACTTCTGCGAGTGCACGACCGCGGAGGCGACCTTGAGCGTGCCGAAGGTCTCCACGGCGGCGCCGATGAACCCGACCTGCAGCGAGCGGTCGATAAGCTCGATGCCGCGCTTGGACTGGAACATCACGCCGACGGGGGTGGTGACGACCGAGTTTTTGTTGATGCAGCCGACGGGGGTGGTGACGCGCTCGAGCTCCGAGAACGTGTCCTGCTGTCCGCTGTTGTTGGGCCCGTCGCCGAACAGGACGAAGATCTCGTCCTCGTGGAAAACCAAAACCTTTTCGTCGAGCGACGCAATGGCGTTGATGGGACCCACCCCGTCCTCGGATCGCTTGGTCAACGAAGCGGCGAACTCGGCCGCGATGCCCGGGTTGAACAGCTTGGAGTACCAGATTTCACGGCGGTCGGAGGCGTTGACCATCCATACGCGATCCTTGGCGTTGATGGTCGCGAAGGCTGCGGGGGGCGCGTCGTTTTCGATGACCCCGCCGGTCGTATACAAAAGCTCGTTGTCGATGATGTCCGCGTCCACGATGGAGTCGATGAACGTTACCGTGCCTGTGCCGGCGAGGATTGCCGAGAGGGAGGTCGGTGCATAGTCACGCTCGCCGGCGCGGTAGAACAGGCTGCCGCCCGAGTTGGTGCGGAAGAGAACGACCCGGATCTTTCGCTGGGACGCCAGGGACGCGGAGAACAACGAAGGATTGCACCTGGTGACGTCGATCAACGCGCCCGTGCCGCCGAGGTTGAGCCGGATAACCTCGCTTGGGCCGCTGCGGTGGAGCAGGCCCCGCTCGTCCTCGAACTCATAGATCGCTTTGTAGGCGTGGGTTCCGGCCGGGATGTCGACCTCGGCGATCACGGGCCGGTGGTTCGTGACGTTCTCCGTCACGTACACGCCGTCATAGACGGTCAGCACGCCGCCGGTGATTAGCGAGGTGTCCTGACGCACAGACACCTGCTGCTCGTCGCCGGGGATGGACAGCCCGTCGGCGCTCGCAACGCTCGGGCGGACGAAATCTACCTGAACCTGATCGATGCCCTTGGTGTATGACTTGACGCCGCCGACGACCTCGAAGGCCACCCGGCGCGGGATCGCCATGCGGAAACGCTCGTTCTTCTCGATGCCCGGAAACGTATCCTGGATCGGAGAGACCAGCGGCAGGTAGTTCTGCGAGACGGTCTCCACGGTGTCCTGCCGCCAGCGCGCGAAATAGGACCACTCGTGCCCCTGCGCCACCGACTCGAAAAAGAGCTCGGCGATCATGAGCACCGGATCGGCGTCCGACTCGTACTGGAGCGGCCAGTAGGTGACCGTCGGAGAGGTGGCGGTGTTGCGGAACGCCTTCCCGCCGAGCCGGAGGTGGTTGATTCCCTTCTCGCCTGCGCCGATGGTCGGTGGGTCGGCCGTGATGTCGGTGACCTCGTTGAATTTGGCGTGATCGAAGATCGTTCCGGTCGCCGACTCGCTGTCCATGACGAACACGGAGGTTCCGGTGTCGCCCTCGATGCATGTGGCGTTGATGACACCCGCACCAGACAACGCCATCCCAGGAAACACGTTCGATGGGTTGCTGAAGCCGCCGCCGGATGTGTAGCCGGCCACCTCGAGTTGAGCTGCCGCCGACGCCCAGAAAACCGCGTTGGTCGCCGCGGTCGAGTGATGGCAGCACGCCAGCACGTCCGCGGGATCCACGCCGTATGTGCCCGACACCCCCGCGACGAGCGCCGACGAGAACTCCGCAACGGTCATGGTCGGGACGTTGTTGCGGTAGTACAGGAACAGGGTCGTGCCGTCGGTGCAGATGTCCTTGCGGATCTGGGTGATGTTGGCGTCCGACCGCAGCAGGGTGCCCGCCGGCCAACTCGTCGGCGCCGCCGTGACGTCGATGCTCCAGCCGTAGATGTCCTGCGTGCCCGGGGCTCCGTGTGCGACGATGATCAGGCGGTTCCCGATGGCGATGGCCTGCGGTTCGGTCACGTCGAGCGAAAGCGTGGGATCGAGCAACGATGGCCCCAGGACCACCGCGCCCGTCTCCTGATCCACGATCATCGCCGAGGGCTGCAGGCCGTTGGCGCCCGAGCCCGAGGCGTCATTGACCACGTGCCAGACGAAGAGGTCGTAGCCGTTCGCGCCCGCCGAATCCACATACAGGCGGTTAGGGCTGAGGGTTTCCTCCTCGACGCCCCGGATCGTTCGTGCGCTCACGTTGCAGTAGCGCGGCGAGCGGTCCTCGTCCCCGTCGATCGGGGCTTGGCTGGCGTCGATCCATGCCGTGACGGTCGGGTTGCTCAGGAAGTGCTGTAGGCCCTTGTCGTTGTGCACGACGAGCTCGTTGCCGCGCGTGAACGTGGTGCAGACCTCGCGCGCAGGCACGGGCAGGGCGGTGTAGCCCGCGCGCTTGTTGATCGAGCCCGCTTTGGAGAACTCGCCATTGAGCAGGAGCTGCAGCTTTCCCGCGGGGACCTGCTTGGCCTCGGTTTTCTGGTCGAGGCCCTGCCCGAAGTTGGTCTCTATGTTGGTGAAGTCCAGCGGCATCAGAAGAACCAGAGATCCCCGTTCCAGTCCGTGGCCCCGGTGATGAACATCACAGCGAGTCGGTCGTCGGCGCTCACGAAGCGCGGAACCGTGTCGGCCAGGGTGGCCTTCGTGACAATGTAGCCCTGGGGGACGCGCTCGAGGCCGTGCTCTACGTTGGTCAGGACCGCGGCGGGGATCGTGATGTCGATCACGGCGTTGCCGTCGAGAAACGGGACGTTGTCGAACAGCTGGCGAGTCTGCTGCCGGGTTGCCTCAGCGTCGCGGTTTGCGGCCGAACTCGGCTCCTGCAGCCGCTTTTGCTTGGGTGTGGTGAGCCGCGCCACGGGGTCACCTCCAGTATCGCAGGTCCACCAGATCGCGATCCGTGCGGTGGCTGCGGCGCACGTTGCGCGGGCGGGTCGCGTTGCCCTGGTCCCGGGTCTTGCTCATCCGCTGGATGCGCTTTTCGATGCGGTTGCGCTCGAGGAGCAACGCCGTTGGGTCGCCGTCCTGTTTGTTGACGCACCAGATCGCAGCGCTCAGCACTGCATACTCCTCGAACCCGTTGACGCCGTCGAAGAGGTCCTCTTCGTTTTCGAGGTCGACGAAGTAGGGCACATACCAGATCGTGAGCGGGTGAGCCGCTCCGGGGGTCGGCCAAAAGCGCAGGTTGGCGCCCTCGGGCTCGTAGAACACCGGGGCGCCCGTCGCCCACCCGACCTGAAACTGGAAATCGTTCCGGCGATGCCACGTCATCGGCTCCGCCTGGAAGTTGCGACCGCCCACCGCGACGTCGATCCCGAGCAGCTTGTAGAAGGTCACCGGCAGGCCAACGAGCGGGTCGAGGGCGACCGTGGTGGCCGGGAGCTCCACCCGGAAGTAGTGATCCCCCCGGGCCTGCACCAGCTTGTCGTAGACGTCGGCCAGGCCCAGGTTGATCTGTCGGCGGATCTCGGTGTCGGTGACAAACTTGGAGTGGACCATGTCGGCCGTCTCCCGAGCGTCACACGTCATCTCCCCAAGCGTCCGCGTCTTTGCCACTTAGCCCTCGTCGTCTTCGCCCATGCGCCCCTGAGCCATCGCGATGAAGTCTAGCATCGCGTCGGTGAACGCCCCCGCCTCCTTGCGCTCGAGCGCCCCGATGACGTCGCGCGCTGCGAGCTCGAGGCCCGGCTCTGCCTTCCCCGGAGGGCCGGTCGGCCCCGGGCTTTCACCCGGAGGCGGACCGGCTACCAGAAGGGCCAACTTCCCCTTCCCCTCGGGCACTTACGAAACCGAGGTGTTCTTGAGGGCCAGGACGAAATTCACCCTGTTGTTGGCGTTCGCGGCCATGTCGGTTTCGACCGCGGCCACCAGAAGGCGGATCTCCACGGTCTTTGCCGACAGGTCCACCGACCCGATCTGGGCATCCAGATCAGCGGCGACCGCGAGCTGGACGGTGGCCACGGCGCTTTCGAGCTCCGGCCACACCTTGTCGAGCGTGAGGACGAACAGACCGGCGCCGCTCCGGGCGACGGTGAACCCATCCCCCCGAACGTCGGTCGGTGGGTTCGCGGTGTCCGGCGCAAAGCTGCCCGCGACGATCACGAGCTCCCGGGTGCCGGACTTGACGAGCTGAAGGTTGCGAGTGCTTCCCATGTTCTTTTCTCCAGGTGATGAGAGGTTGAGCGGGGGGCCGGCTGCAGAAGCGCCGAGGCCGAGGGGGGGTCAGGCCCCACCGACCCCCCGATCATCTCATCAGGCCGGCAACGAAGTGTAGCCGTTCCACCCCGGAGCGTCGCACCAGAGCTGTCCACGATAGACCGCTCGGAACTCCACGCCGTCCGCCGCGCTCTGCCGGAGCAGGCGGTTTCCGTCGTGCTGGATGATCCGCGGCGCCTGATCGACGCTGCCGAACTTCCAGGTGTTCATCTGCAGCATCCAGGCGTTGCCCGGCGGCAGATACCGATCCTCGATGGCGCGGATGCGGCCCGCGGGGGTCGCGAACTCGATCGCGTCGAAGCCGACGTCCGCATCGGGCACGTCCACCCGGGTGTAACGCCGGTTGGAGCCCAGCTCGATGTCGAGGTTGTCGATGTCGAGGGTGTTCATGAACACCACATCGGGGCGTGCCCGGCGTCCGCCACGGAAGCGGATCTTGGCGCCGAGCGCCTTGATCGTCTCCGCGATGGTGCCGAATCCGGTGCCGTCCTGACGGATCCCGCCGAGGCGGTCCGTGTGGGAGGTCCGGTCGAGGCCGAAGAACGTGGTGGCGGTGGGAGTCGTGGTCGGGACCCAGGCGGGGACGCCCGAAGCCTTGACGAGCGCGCCCGTGTTGGCCGCGTCGCCCTCGACGAAGATGAAGTCTCCGTTGGCGGGGGTGGTGATCTGGACGTCCCAGTTGCCGCCGGCCGTTGTGAGGGTGCCGGTGTCCGGGTCGATGTCCGAGATGACCGCCGTTCCCACGCGAACCGCGCCGGTCCTGGTCAGCGCCAGCTGGACCGTCATCCCCACCTCGAAGTTGACCACGGTGTTGATGTCCGCGAGGACGAGATCCGCGGAGGAAAGGCCGGAGCCCACCGCGCCGCGCACGCCATCTCCCACGCTCCAGAGGTCGAAGCTCAGGGTGTTGGCGAGCTCCTCCAGGGAACTCTTGGTCTCGGTCTCGACCGCCGAGAGCAGGGCACCCTTGTTGTGCCGAGTCGTCTCGAGCGTCCGGCCGTTGACCACGCCAACCGCGAAGTCGTCGATGATCGTGACCTGGAACTTTGCCAGCGCTGCGTTGCCGGCGTTGCTCTGGGCGGTCGCGAATGCCGCGGACCGTCCCTGTGGGTTTCCGTACTGCAGCGCGACGTGCTTGATCTCTTCGTAGAAGTCCTGTTCTTTCTCGACCATGGCCCAGAAAGCGCTGAACTGATACGCGAGGTTGTTGACGCGGCGCTGCGGCCACAGCTGCTTGAGTACCGCAGCGTAGGTAGTCTGATCGGCGGCCATTGTCGGCTCCTCCTATAGAGGGCGATGGCCGGCGGGGACTATTCCCCTTCCTCCTGCATCGCCTCGAGCGCCCGGGCGCGACACGCCGCGGCGGAGTAGTCCACTCCACCGGTACGAGCCACCTGCCCGGATTGGTTGTTTGTCAGGGTTTGGGTCTTGGGACGCTTTCGTCCCGTCTTCTGCCCCTGATTCGCGCTCGGAGCTGCCGGTGTCTTTTGCGTCTGCTTCGCACCGTTTTCGAGGAGGGCCCGGACCTTTTTGGCGCTCAGGCGTGAGGTCGCCTCCTCGAGTAGATGCGCCTCAAGCCTATCCGCGGCCTGCTCCCTCGTCAACGTGGCCTGTGGGTTGCCGTTCAGATCAGACGGAGAACCCGCGCGCTCCCATTCCGTTTTGATCAGCGTGAACACCTCGTGTTCCGCGTTCGGATAGGAGCTCAGAAGCTCGTATCGCTCCTCCTTTCCACCCTCGATGGTGGCGCGGATGGTGGTCATAACCCCGGCCATCTGTTGCTGTTGGTCGCGCTGGGCCACCGCCTCCTCGCGGGCCTTGAGGCGCGTTTCCATCTCGGCCAGTTGCTTCTGTAGGGGCTCCAGGTGCGGCTCGATCTTCTGCGATGGGTCGCCGCTCTTGAGCACGGATGCGGTGAGATCGTTGTAGGAGATCCCGAGATCCGCGAGCCCGCCGACGGCGTCGCCGCCGTCGAGCTTGGCCAGGCCCTGCAGTTTCGCCTCAAACTTGGCGCGCTCCTGCCTGAGCGCCTCCATGTCTGCTTTCATCTCCCGGCGCTGCTGGGTGATGCGCTGCTCGGCCTGGGTCAGCGCCGCCCACCGGGCACGCTCCTGGGGAACCGCCTCGGGCCCGGGCTCGGGGGCGCCCGTCTCGGCGGCGGCCTCCGCCCCCTTGCTTTCCGCGGGCGCTGCTTCCGGCTTCGGCTCGGAAACCTCCGGCTTCGGCTCGGAAACCTCCGGCTTCGGCTCGGAAACCTCCGGCTCCCCGCCCATGGCTTCCATGGCTCGAGCGAAGGCGTCTTGATCGCCCTTGTTTCTGCGCTCACCCGCTCTTGCGTGGAGCTCGGCCGCCTCGGCGGCGGATTCGATGATCTTTTCCCCGTCCGCAGCGGACACGTCCGGCGGCGGCTGCACGGGTTCGGCTCCCGCCTCGGGGGCGGTCTCGGTCTGTTCCTCGGCCATGGTCCCTCCCTAGCGGCCCCGGGTTCGGAGCCGCGTCCGTAGTCTTGCCGCCCGGCGGCGCTCACGCTCGCGATCTTGTGCTTCTCGTCGACGGCGGGCCCGGGCCTGATCCTCGATGGTGCGGCCTGTGCTGCGTGCCCTCTGGACCCGACGCACAACGGCGACCCCCATGCCCCCGGCCGCTGACTCGATTGCTTCCTGCAGCGAGGGGCGGGCGTCGAGGCGCGTGTTCGTCTTTACCCGGCGCCTGCGCTTGGTCATCGCCGCCGCCTCCGACGCCTGCCGTCTCGGTCTGTCGTCGTAGCGCGCTCGCGGGCCTCCGTCTCGTTCATGGCCCCGCCGCTGGTGGCGCGCAGCCGATCGCGGGCGCCCACGAGCTGGCGATCGATGTCAGCCACCGCGGCGCCGATGGCCGCCGGAGCTCCGAGCAGGCCGGTGGTCGCCAGCCGGGCGGCCCTGCTTCCGCGCTGGCGGGGGGAACGCTTCAATCCACGACGAGACTTGGCCACTACTTGCGCCTCCGGCGACGTCGCCCGTCGGCGCCCATAGTCTCCATGATCGCGCGTTCTTCCTCGGCGGTGACGGCGCCGCCGCTCGTGCGGCGAAGGCGATTGATCTCCTGCGACGTGGGGACACCGCGGCGTCGAATGGCGTCCAGCTCGCGCTGCGTGAGATTGGCGCCGGAGGCCGCGCGCACAAATTCGGTTGTCCGGCGCCGCCGCTTCCGGGCCTCCGAGCGCTGTCCTGGTGTCGTTTTCGCCATCTCGTCCTCCTATGCGGCCTCTGGTGCTCCTACTGTACCAGCATCGGGGGCGGCCATCAGGGCGGGCTCTCCGCCGGGGGCCGGAGGTGCGGTCGGCGGGATCCCGGCCATCGCCCCTGCCTGGGCCGCGGCCTCAGCCCTCAAAAGCAGCGTGTCGGCCGCGTCGATGTGATCCCGGAGCATCTGCAGCTTTTCGTCGGGGACCTTGTCCATTTTCGCGCGGAGGTAGGCCAGCTGCACGATTCGCCTGGTGAGGCTGAGATCCTGGAACGGCTCGGGAGCGATGTACTCCCCCTCGTCCAGAATCATCTCGATCTGATCAAGCACGATGAGGTACGGCGCCAGGTTCCGGCTCATGACGGACTGAAGATCCGGGAAGTCCAACAGCGCCAGCGCGTCCTCGGGCGGGATGAGCTGCGCGGAGACCAGGGCCTCCACCGCGGCGATGCGTCCGGCCGGGCTCTGCGGAAGCGAGCTCGCCGGGAAGATCTTCATGACGAAGGCGTCCTCCTCGAGGTCGACCTCACTCCATTTGATGCGCTTGAGCACCGACTGCCGCCTGCGCCGGTCCTCGGCAACCACCTCGACGTCGATCCCCTGATCGTGCAGGTTGCGCGCCTCGTCGATCATGAGGATCGCCAGCTCGATAAACGAAGCCTCGAAGTCCTGCCCCCTGGGAGCGAACCGCTCGGACTCGATGTCATTGAACACGAGCAGGGACCGGCCGCTGTCGAGGCCCGCCGGCTTTTGGCTCTGCGCCGAGAGCTGCGAGATGCCCGCGATCTCAAAGCTGCGCGCGTAGATGCGGTCCAGGTGCGCGAAGACCTCGGGGTGCACGGTCGAGTGCGTGATCCACTCGGGCTTTTCCCCGCCGGAGTAGTTCACGATGCAGCCACGCACGTCGTTGTCGATCTGGGCCTCCGTGATCTCTCCGCCGGTCGGCACGAGGATCTTCGGCGTGGCCTGGTGCCACATGGCCTGTTGGATCTTAAACATCAGCTCGTTGAGCTCGCGCTGCAGGCCCTCCACCTCGCCGACGAGAGAATCGCCCCAGAAACCCGCGAGCGGGTGAGCCCAGCGAAAGAAGGAGTACGGGAAGCGCCGGCCGTGCCACTCGTCATCTTCGAGCAGCGTCCCCTCTTTGATGATGATGGCGTGCTTGGCGTCCTTCGCGTCGGGGCCGCTGCGCAGGTGGTGGGCTTCGATGACGAGGATCTGATCGGCGAACGCATCGGGCGCGGGCTGGTCGGCGCTCAGGCGTGACTTCTGCGCGCGGTCGATCATCGCGAGCTTCTTCGCCCGCTTCGGATCGTCGGGGTCGTCGAACATCGCGCGGAGCTGCTGGCGATCGATGAGCTTGGTGCGGAAGATCGAACGGGGGGAGCCGTGGAATCCGTCGAGAGGATCAACGTGGAGCTCCCACGGCATGACCCGCTCGACCCTGATGTTGCCGACGCGCTTGCCCTCCGGGCCGTGTACCTCGGAGAACACCTTGAGGATCCCGGTGCCGAACACGCCCGCGTCACGGAACCGCGTCCGGGACTTTGCGTGAACCTGGTTCTTGTAGAACAGGCCCCAGACGAACTGATCGAGGCGCCGGGCCTGCTGCTGCAGCGTGAAATCCCCGCCCTCGGTGAGAACGGTGGGCTTGGGTCGGTTCTTGGCGATCTTCGCGGTGACGGCGTCGACCATGTTGCGCGACACGTTCAGGCGCGGATCCTCCGCCGGTGCGCTGTCCGTGCTGTCGATCGCGCTGTGCTTGAGAGCGGAAAGCGCCGTGTTGGCGTACAGACGGGCGTGGCGGAGAAAGCGGGCGTTCCGGGAGGTGTCGGTCTCGTCCAGCCACTCGGCCGTGCCCCAGATCGCATTTGCGAGCTCGTCGCCGGACTCCTTGAACCACATGGACCGGGGCTTGCTGGGTGTCGTCGGATCAGTCGCCATCACGCCTCCACCAGGCCCGCGGGTTCCGGGCGCGCTTGGCCCGGTTGCGACAGTCCTCTAGATCGTCCTTCATCATTTTCTCGCCCTCGGCCTTATACCACTCCGGGCTGAACCGCTTGTGGGTGCCCTTGGGGGCCTTGGCCGCGTGGCTCTTGGTCGCTCTCCATGCGTACAGTAGCGCGTCGGTGGCGTGGTTGTCGGCCCCCTTCTCGTTGTCGGTGCCGTCCTCGTTCCACCGCAGGGCATCCATCTCGCCGAGCAGCTCTTTGTTGCTGATCTCGACGATCTGCACCTCCTGACGCTCGAGCGCGCCCCGGAGAAGCTTTCGAAAGCCCATCTTGGACTGCTTTTCAGCGCTTCGGGTCGGCAGGGCGTACACCTCGCGGAATTCCCGGCCGTAGCCCCGACCGAGGGCCCCTTCGTCGACCACGATCTGGGTGAAGCCCCCGTATTCTGTCATGAGCTCCTCGATGCGAGCCGCGATGGTGCTGGGGATCATGCCCGCGTGCACTTCGCTCTGAACGACCCACACGCCGCGGGGGACCTGATCGCACCAGCCGAGGACGCAAAAGGCGGTCGTGGGCTTGGATTCCGACGCTCCGAGGTCGACCCCGAGCACGTGATACCACTTGCCCGGGATGACCGGGACGGACTCGATCTTGTTGCCCCGGGTGTACGGGTAGATCAGCCCCTGGACGTCTTGGACCCACTCGCCGTTCAGGAGCTGGGCGCGCGTGATGGAGTCGAGGCGGCTGAGCTTTTTCGCGTACTCGGCCTGATTGATGAACGGGTTATCCGCGATGCGCGCGGGGACGAACGGGAACACCGAATCCTCGCCGAGGAACCGGTCATGCACCCATTTGTGCCCGACGCCGCCGGGGTTGGACGCGGCTCGCATGCGGGGGGTGAACGGGAAGTCTACGAGCGAGCGCAGGCGCGAGCTCAGGTAGGTGTACTGGACCTCAGAGAACTGGGTGAGCTCGTCGAAGGCGATCTCTTGGAACTCGGCGGAGGCGTAGCGGAATCGATCGTTGTCGCTCTCGCAGTAGCCAAAGGTGATGATCGCTCCGCTCGGGAACGTCCATCGCTTTTTGTCGTGGTTCCAGTGCGCGGCGGTGGGGGCGAGCCACTCGGCAGCCCGGTCCATGAGGGCACCAGGGAGGGACAGGTCTGCGTAGGTTCGCCGAATCCCCAGCCCGGCGTACTTGGGGATATGGACGTGGGACAACAGACCCATGAGTAGCGCATCGGACTTGCCACCACCGGCAGCGCCACCGTACAGGGCCTCCTCGTCGTCGAGGTCGAGGAACCGCTGTTGAACTTCGGTCGGGTCATGGGGGCACCACCGCTCCGAGGTGGCGACGGTCTCCCGGCGCTTTGCCTCGGCCTCGAGCGCCGTTATCTGCGCCAGAAGGGTGTCGTGCCCGCCCACGTAGCAGGATTAGCCGGTCTCTTCGAGCTCCGCAATCGCCGCATGACCGATCCCGCGCGTCTTGAGGTACAGGACGGCGCAGAAGGCATCGCAGTACGAGACGTCGTGCTTTCGCCAGGTGGCGTCTGGCTCGACGGCGCGGCCGCAGTATTCGCAGTGCGGAACGTAGACCCGGCGCGCGGGCGCGGTGCGGTAGGGCCCATCGCTCACGACTGCGTGTCCTCGTCGTCCTGCGCCATCAGGAGCACCACCACGTGATCGATGGCGGAAACGTGGTCGTCTGCGGTGACGATGCAGTCCGAGAGCTCCTCGAGCAGCGGACCGTGAAGCCCGATGTCGTCTGCGCCCTCGCAGACCGCCCGGATGCCCTCACACATGAATCGGTGCTGGATCGTGCGCGTCTGGGCCGCTTTGAGGGCCCGAATCATCTCTGTGGTCGTCATTTCCCCTCCTCTGGCCCGATCAGTAGTCCGGGCGGGTCTTTTTGCGCTTTTTGGTGCTCTTTTTGGCCGGTGCCTTCGGCTTTTCGACCTCCGGGGCCGGCTCTGGGGCCGGACGGGTCGGTGCGCGCGGTGCGGCGGTCGCTGCGCTCAGCTTCCGGTCGAAGTCTTCCTCGGTGACGGTCAGCTTGGCCACGGCCCGGCCGTTGAGCGCCAGATAGACCTGCCCGTTGTGGTCGTGCATCTTTTCCAGTGGTTTCACGTCTCGTCCTCCTCGGCGACCCTACCACGTGACCGCTGCCGCTCCTTCATGCGCTCGGCGAGCGTCTTGCGCGGGGTTCGCCCCGGGTACTGGGCGCGGTCGACGTCGTGGAACAGGTTCTCGGGGACGCGGCAGCGGCACGGGGGTGGCATGCGAGTCGGCTGCTTTCGGCCGGCGACCCAGTGGTCGGGTCGGGTGCCGTGGGCCTTGTGGCACTCGTCCCAGAGCCTGTAGTGCTCCTCGCAGAAATCGGTGTGGCTGGGCGTGTGTGCGTCCGCGACGTGGGTGGCGGTGCGCTCGCAGGCGGGGACGTTGCAGCCGGGAGCCGGGCAGGCGTCGGCGCGCTGGACGGCCACGCAATCGCGCCGTTCGGCCAGGCCCTTGTAGTCCGCCCGGGTCGCGGTCCCCTTGGTCGGGATTTGCATCGCCGAGGGCAGGTCCGGCTGCGCGGGGGTGAGCGACTGAACCCCGCAGCTCGGGCAGAGCTCGTAGCCTGCGGTAAAGGCGCGTTCCACCTCCGCCTCGTCCGCTCTCCAGTCGTAGGTCATTGGCAGCCCCCCCAGTAGACAGTGAAGCGGGCAGACGTAGCGTCCCTCTCTCGCTTGGCCTGCTCCCTCCGCAGCACACGGATAGCGGCTATGTAGGAGCGGACCCGCTGCCGGATGCGAGCGGGTGAGCCCAACCTCTCCAGGTAGCGCCGGTCCCCAAACATCCGAAACAAGCTGGATTCCACCAGATCGATCGCCTCTGTCAGGTCAGTCATTGGGGCTTTCTCATCGAAACACGGACAATCGCGAGCACGATCGAATTTCTAGCCCCTTTTTCTGGGCTTTTGAAGCCATGGCGGCGCAGGGCCTCATCGGCCGCCCTTTCAGCGCTGAGGCCCCCGGCCCTGAAGAGAGAGACGCCGGTATCGATGACCTCGATCAGCCTGCTCTCGGAGCTCGAGTCTCCGGTGACCCTGATGTGCTCTCGTTTCATCTCCCCACCTCGCCCATCAGTATAGAGATGTCACCCCACTTGACAAGTCCCTGTTTGGTGACCCATGGTCGTTTCTGAGGGGAGGAGCTGATGAGCTACGACTGGAAAGCGGACGCTGGGGGGATCATGTGGTCGTTGCGCAACAGGTACGCCACGAGCGACGTCGAGGGCCGCCTGCTAAGGCTGACGGCCTACATCGAGAGGCTCGAGGGATTCTGTTCCCCTCTGGAGCTCGCGCTGGCCCGGGCGCCGGACGCTGAGGGGGGCTGATGCCGACCCCCGAACCGTCCGCTGGCTCTGCCGGGAATGCCACCAAGCCGAGCACGGGATCTGCCAAAGGCGCCAAGACCGGCTCGTTTGAGGGGTGATATGTGCCACATCTGTCACATGGGCCCGAATACGCTGGACAGAGCTCCCAACCCCTCCCTACCCTCGACCGCAAGGGAGTAGAGGGCGCTCAGGACCGAGTGGAACCCCCGAAGGAAGAAGGGTTCCCACCGTGACCAGCTCGCAGAGCCCTCCCCCGACGCCTCCCAAAGGCCCATGCCGTACCTGTGGTGGTAGCCGCCTCGAGCCCGTGCCGGACTGGACGAAGCAGGGAACAGCCACCGCCTACCTGTGGCGCTGCGCCGACTGCCTTTCCGACCACCCGGCCAGAAGCAACGGTGAGACGTAGGATATTGCTCGAGAGGGGATCGGGGAGCGGGCCCCTCCCAGCCCCGCGGCCCTACCCCCCCCCGGGGGTCCCTGAATAGGGACGTCGGGGGCTCGACACCGCCCCAGCCCAGGGACGGGTCCCAATACCGGCCACCCGTCCTGCTAACCACCACCTGGCGAACGCCCCAGGCCAGGCAACGGAGGGGGAGCGAGCGCGCGAGGGATGCCTCAGGGGGGGTTCGGAGTC